CCGCCTAAGGCCGCTGCTGCAGCTTTGAGCCATGAGAGGATACTGTTATTCATTTGTGCATAGTCCTTTCTTTATTGTAAGTAGTTCAACTGCCCGTAATCTGTCCAGTAGCCAGTGCCGCTCGCGCATATGTCGCGCATAACCACGCCCTGGTCGCGCCCCATCGCCTCGATCGCCTTGTTATCGCCCACGAATACGCCGACATGATGGATCTTCACACCGTTGTCCCGGAACAGGAGATTGCCGGGTTTGAGTTCCGCGCGCGTGATCGGCGTGCAGGCGCGATACAGGCTGCGCGAAGAGAGATCCTCAGCCATGTCGAGCAGGCCCGTGATGTGCAACCAATGAACGATCAGGCCGCCGCAATCATACGCGAAGATGGGATTCTGCCCGGCGGCGAGGCGCTTCTTGTAGAAGGCAAGGGCGCGAGCATAGTCGCTGTCCTCGTCTTCCATGCCACGGATCCACGCCTCGGGCGTTTTTGCTGCGAGCGATTTGCCGGCCTCGTTTGTCATAGCGGTTAAGTTTTCACCCTGCGCGCCCCATACGTAGATGTTGCCGACCTGCGTTTTGAGCCAGCTGACGAATTGGTCCGCGAGCGTGAGCGTGGAATCCTTGGATTGCGCGGCAGCAAGCGCGGCGAGCGTGTCCGGGCAGGCTTTGCCGTAGACGTCGACATTGTAGTCGTGCTGGAACTGCCTCACCGCCGAGTCGCACGCAGGGCCGAAAATGCCGGCGCCGGAGCTTCTCTCTGCCGCGGTCATTTTGCAGTCGTAGCCGAGCGCTTGAAGCTGCAGCTCGAGCGCATAAACGTCCGCCCCGCTCATGCGGGGCGTTGTCAGGTAAATCAATCGGTTTTGTGCCGTCACAGGCGGATCGTCCTTCGTTTCTCCAGGATTCTCCACGGGCGGCGCGACGGCTGCTTGCGCGTCCACCGAGGCGATCCAGCCCCAGCCGAAATAGGGATCGCGCCCGGCAGCGCCGAGGTCCTGGCAGTTCGCTTTTGCCTGTTCATATAGCTGCGCCTCAGTTAGCGCAGGAGCGGCGCTCCAGATTTTCGCGAGCTTATTGCAGACGATCGGCGTCGCGAAGCTGGTACCACTGCCGTTTTGCATGGCCCCGGCATTGGTCAGACGCGGGATTCCGACGCCGATCTCAGCGAAATCGACTTCGTTGTGCCAAGTAGAGAAGTGCGCTTTTGTGCCGTCGTTATTAAGTGCCGCGACTGTGAACGGCTCATAGAAGCATGTCGGGTATTTATCGAGCACTTCGCGCGAATCGTTCCCTGCCGCCACAACCACGGCCACATTCAGCGCGACAAGCGCCTTGATCAGCTCATGCATATCCCGAATATAGCTGTCAGTTTCTTCACCCGGCACGGTCAGGCTCATATTGACAATGTGCCGTTCGTCGGGATGTTCCTTGACATACTCCAGCACCGCAGCAAGACAGAGGTTTACGGGGTTTGCAGCGATAAAACTGTTGTACGATCGGATGCGCATGGTTTCGGCGGGGATATCATGGCACATGAGATAAGCGACGCCAGTGCCATGGCCGACGTCACCGTAACTGTCGGCGTAGTCATACGCCTTGCCGCCGCCGAGCGTGCGCGAGGTATCGCCCGGGATATCCGCATACTTCACGACTTCAACGCGGCCGGCGAGAGGGCCGACGGGATTTACACCCGTGTCAATAACATGCCCGACAATTTTCACGTTACTTGTCGGGCATACCATAGCTTTATTTAATTGGAGAATATCCATCAAGTTTCCTCCTTCCATCCCGCGGGATAAGCCGCCGGGCTCCATGTATTTCCGTCGATGAGGCTCGTGTAGTGCTTGCCCCCATATGTCACCTTATCGCCGATGTTATAGGCATCATGCGCGCCGGCGGGCTGTACCCATGCCGGCCACTCGTCGACGCTGGTAAGCACCCAGAGCGCCGGAGTGGCATCCGGCGTCCAATCCTCCTGCGAGGTGTGCGCCTGTACGCAGCGGTAGAGTTTGTCACCATACCGCACGCGCTGGCCGACGCTGTACGCCTGCCCGGATCTCCACGCAGGATAGAGCGCGATCGCATCCAGCGCGGTCGCGTCGTCGAGGTTGGAAGTCACCCCGTCAAGGCCCGCGCGCCATGCGCGAGCGTCCTCTTTTGTGCGTATCGGCATGATTACACCTCCCCGGACAAAATATCAATGATCTCATACGGGTCGTCGCCCGTCTCGGGCTCCGGAGGCGCAGCATATGCAAACTGCAGCACCGGCGGCGTGGCTGCGACGTCGACGGTGACCGTGACAATGCGTGGATTGCCATCTGCGTCGAAGGGCGCGAAAGCCGCTTCGATTTCGGGATCCGGTTTGTCCCATGTAAAAACACCCCAGTTGGCCAGACCAAGAGCGGCCGCTTCCTGCTCAGGCGTGTAGCTGCCCAGCAGATAGCCGCGCTGCACGTGATTGTAAAGCACCGCGCCAGATGAGAGATCGTAATAAATCCTCCGCCTGTATGCGTCCATATCAACTCCCCCTTATGCACTCAGAACGTAATAGTAATACGCCGACAGGAAAGACCCGCTGCCCGCGACGATCGTCAGGGTTTTCGCGGCTGCATTGTATGTGATCGTGGAGGCATAAGGTGCCGTCCATCCTGCTCTTTGACAATAAGCGGTGCCCGGCCATGCGACAATGGCGCATATGTAGGACGCGGTCGGCACGCTTGTTTGCGTCAGCAGTGAGATATGCTTCGGCTCAAATTCGACGCCGCTTATAACGATCGTGTTCGTGCTCGTCCCGGCAATCGTGCCGGTAACGATCTTCGGACGCGCGGCCTGTCCGCGGACTGATACGACTGCCATTTAGCTCACCGCCTTCACTACGGTTTCAATCAAAGAAAAGGCAACCGCAGTTACGGGCACCGCCGTTACGGTGACCGTGAGCGTGTTCGCCGTGGTGATCCTCGCGTCATCGATCAGTCCCCAAGCTGTTTTTTCAAGGTCTCTGGTCGATTTGGTCGAGCTGTACGCCGGAACGATATCATATCGCTTGTTCGACGCGGTGGTCGCGCCGTTGACCGCGAAGGTTTTGGTATACGGACCCGTTCCGGACCATCCGGATATCGGCAGGGTGAGCCCGTCGACGAGAAGGCCGGGCTTCGCGTAATCGGTGCCCTCCTCGGCCGCGACGATGTCGCCGCTTTCAAGCTGTTTGAGCAGGCCGGGAGCATTGATAACGTCCTGCTTGCCGCCGATATCCCCGTTTATACCATCAAAAACCCCGTCGAGATCGCTGAAAGCGGCGTCGATTGCGTCAAAATTGTTGTTGAATACGCCGACATCATAATAATCAATCGCCGCCGGCTTCGTGAGGCCCAATTTCGTGGTCGTTGTTGCCATGATTTACACCTCCAGACTGTTGCGTACTTGCTCATGGGTATACGCGGCGAGCTGCGAATGCCGGTACGGCTTTGCTGAGATCTCGCCGTGCGTGACATACATGAAAACATAGATCACGCCGAGGTGCGCAGGCTTTATCCGCTCGATCGCCATCATGAGGCTATCGAGCAGCGGCGGCCGGCCGCGCGACGAAATGAACGTGATCGTAAACGTATAGTCCGCCGCCTGTTCGGTGACCGCCACTTCGCCATTGACATAACTTTCGGCGACGAGCTCGATCAGCGCGGGCGTGGTCGTGCCGGCGCTGCGCATCTTCGCCCGGACGATTTCCCGACGCTGCGCGCTGGCCATGCCAGCGTTGACGTCAATGCCGTATAGCCGCTCCCACAAAGCCAGCGTATCCTCCGCCGCCGAAATGAAGGCGCCGTCGGTCGCTTCTCCCGCCGCAGCGAGCAGCTCGTCGACCGCCGCCTGAAGCCCGGCCTGCAGATCCCAGACCTCTCCGGAGTTCACGTACCGCTCAAGCCTGTCAAACAGCTGCATTGACCGTCACCGTCCCCAGCGCGGGGATTTCTTCCGCGCTCAGCGATATGCTCGACGTGCCGCCGTTGACGGTCAGCGACGCATAGTCGTTGACGCCCGCGCAGCTCATGAGCAGGAATACCAGCTTGTTGTACGACACGCTTGCGGCGTCGAACGCAAGATCGTTGAGATAATCCAGCACCTTTTCGCGCCATTCCGCGGTCACCGCGGCGAGCGTCGTGTCAGACGAGATGTACACCGTCGCGGCCAGGTCGATTGTGACCGCCTCGGCACTGACGACCGTGACGTCGGCGCCGATCGGCCGCACAGCTTCGATGTGGTCGACGACGGCCGCGAGCGTCTCGCTGTTGATCTCGCCCATAGCCGAGCTGGCAACGATGACCTTCACGGTGCCGTTGCCGTCCCACAAGGGCAGGACCTTTGCCGCGCCAACGCCGTCGACCTCGAGCGCCCATTGCTGGTAATGGTACGCGTTGCCCGATGTGGCCGGCATCTGCAGGCGGAAGAGCACGCGCTCTCGGAGCGCCGCGTCCGACTCGTTGTCAGTGCCTCCTACAGCCGCGTTTTCATTTGCGATCGAGGAAATACCCGCGATGTTTTTGAAAAAACGCGTCACGCTGCCCGCGATCACGTTATATTCCGCGCCGATTTTCGCCGCCGTTGCCTGCACGGTTGCGACGCCGCCGGCAACGGTTGCCGCTGCGTCCGTCAGAAAAACGTGTCCGTCCTCTGAGAGCACCTGCGTGTTCGCGGGCAGAACCGTGCCGTTCGTGCCGGCGGCCGTCAGGGTAACGGTGGCCTTCGTGCCGGATTTACGGGTGATCCCGTACTCGGCCGCGCGGCGCTCCAGGTATTCGCCTTCGTTGGTTTCAAGCAGATAGGTCAGCAGCGCGTAATCGATGTGCGCGTACGCTGTTGCGATCTCGAGCGCGACGGCCGCGGCCATGTCCGACGCGAAGGATCCTTCCAGCTTGGAAACGCTGTCGCCCATCGCCGCGAGGATCGCCGCGCGGATGACGGACTGGGTTTTGTCCTCATACATGGTATGTCACCTCCAGTTGAGCGCTGCCGTAATCGCATATGACCGTACAGCGCAGCGTCAGCAGGCCGTCCGCGAAGCTGGCGGCGCCGTTTGCGATATCGCGGACGTTCGGATGCTGCTGCAGGCACTCGCGCACGTAGCGAAGCGCCTCGGCCTCTTTGACCTCACGGATCCATTGCTGCCCGGCGAGGTTTAGGATCTCGTTTCCGTAATCCGCGCTGTAGATCTCGCTTAGAAAGCGCTCGGTATGCAGCGCGCGCCACGCCCAGCTCATTACCGCGGGCAGGCCTTCCACGATCACCGGCTCGCCGGTGGAAGAAAAAACGGGCTTGTCGCCCGCGTAATCCCATTTGACATCACGATACGCCTCAGCGGCGCCGGCGGCCTGATCGGCATACAGGTCAGGCTGCAGGAACGGAAAAATATCAGCCATCCGCCGCCTCCAGTCTGCAGGCGAGGTAAAACTCCTGCAGATCCGCGCCTGGGATCAGCAGCACGATATCCCCGCTGCGTAGCTCGCCGTTCATGAGCGTGAGCTCCGCCGTTTGGTCACCGAACTTCGCGGTGCGCTTATAGCCCGCGCGGAGGACCGGATTGAGCATGATGTTCTCCGCGTCGATCTCGAGTCCGCCCGCGCGCACGGTGAGCGGCGAGACCTTCGCGACGGTGCCGATCAGGCAAGCGATGGTTTTCACGCCGCCGGCAGCCTTGCCCATGATCTCCAGCATGCCGGTGTACGGGTTTTCCTGCTCCATGGAGGTCCTCCCTTACTCCGCCATAGGGACGGCGGATCCCGGCGGGAATTTGTATGCCCACTTCCCGGTTGACGGTGGGCCGCTTGACTTCTTGAGTTCCTCGCCTGCGGCTTTGGCGTCCATAGTCGCCTCCCAGGCTATGGTCAGCTTGTTTGTGTATACGCCATTTTTCCATGTGTGCGTGTCGGACGATATGAAGAACTTGCCGTAGAGGCCGGTGAAATTCTCATATACGAGGACCGCGTTTCCGGCCACGCACGCCGGACTCCCGATGTTCTTCACGGTGCCGCTCCGCTTGACGGCGTTGTCGTTCATGAGTGCGTTTGCCGCCGCGATCGATTCCTCGCGGGACGATTGCTCGATAATGATCTCCTTCATGACGCCGATGGAGCCGATGGAGATGTCGCCGGTGACGGTCTGCTTCAGGTTGCCTTTCTGATCGTAGATCTCAACCTGATTCACCACGCTGTCCGCGTTTTCGCTGTACGAGGCCTCGATCAGATTCGAGCCCGCCGATATGACGTCGGCGATGATCGCACCCTTCTCGATGACGCTGAGCGCGGCGCCCTCCATGCGCAGCATGTATGCTTTGCCGTTCACAGCGGCCGCCAGCGCGTAGCCTGTCAGGATGGCGTCAGCCAGGGCGACATTGAGATAATAGCGCGAAAACTCGTAGCCGGTCGCCGCCATGCTGCCCGCGGTTATCCCGTGCGCGGTGCAAAGCGCCACCGCGGCAGCCTCGGCCGTCATGTTCTTGACCTTAAAAACGACCTTGTTCCGCTT